CCTTTTATTTTTTTGGCAATCTTTCATCCAAAATCGTAAAAATTTTAGCCTGATTTTCTCTAAGTTTTTCTATTTCCGATTTAATATGTTTTAAATCATTTTCTTGTATTAATGCCAACGATTTAGCTAAACTGCCTATGTCTTTATCTAAATTGGAATGGCGCAAATCGCATAATTGTTGAAAATTAATTTTTGCCTGCTGTATAACAGCAATATCTTTTTCGGCTTTTTCGTCCGGGGCGTGAAAAGTTTTATAGATTAATATCGCTAATCCTATTACGGCCGCAAAGTTTAAAATTAATTCGAGCATTGGCTGAAGATTTTTTATTTCATTCATATATCAGCTATAAATTATTATAATAATCGATAAAAATCATCCAAATATAATTACCGATGATTGAGCCGATTAATGAACCGAGCGCGAGCAAAAAAATAATAAATGGCCAGAGTAGCATTTTTTCTATGTCCCCCTTGCGCATAAAATTATTCTTTATCGGCTCTTAATAAATCTCTAATGCCTTTGTCAGCTCCGAAGCCAGCGCCAGCCAACAAAGCGGCTTCTAATATAAATTTCCAATCCGCTTGAAAAGGCCCGGTTTTAATGGCTACGTATGTTGCCACAAAAGCATAGGCGAATGTTTTTAAAAATCTCTTTATCGTCCGGCCGCTCGCCGTTTCATTAAAAAATTTTCTTAATGCCGCGATGATTAATTTTATTTTTACTAACATGGCTTTGATGTTAATAATTTAATCTTTACCCTCGGCTTCCGCTAAGGGCAAAGGTATATTACTAACTCGAACCAATTGTAACGGTCCAGGTTACTTTTAACGTGTCGCTCGCGCCTTTGTTGATGACCGAAAATGTCGATCTGGCAAGCATTGTACCAGCCGCGGAACTATTAAAAATTCCAGCTTCGGTAATTGCGTCAGTGCCATCTCCGGCCGCCCAATCGCCTACATAGATGACATCATTGTCATCAGCGCCGGCCCCCTGAGTTCTTGAAGTCAAGGCATTGCGGTCAATTTCATTGACCAGCGCGGTTTGCGCGGAGGTGGGATCGGTTGTACCAGTGCCTATTGCCATATGGCTCATGGCGCTTTCGTCTTGGTTTGATGCCAATTGATCCGCTATATGAGCTTCCCCGGCGTTAGTCATCAGGTTCTCGATCTTGCGCTCCTCTTTTAATTTGCCATCCGCACTGAATAACTGAACCAGCAATGTACCTTTACGAGCGACTTTGTCTGTCAATTGTTTGATGGACATATAATTATAAATCCTTAATTAATTTAACAGCTTTGGCTCGTTCTTGTAATCCGCCGGTGAATTTATCCAAAACGACTTTTGAGCCTTGCGCATGCAAGACTCTATTTTTGAATAATCCGGCAGGCGAGATGACTTCGTATTCAGCCTTTTGGGCAAATAAATTCGCTCTGATACCTTCGGCTTCCGATACTACGTCTAATGGATTTTTTTCTGGCATATGAATAGAAGTTATGGTTTATTAAATATTCTTATCGGTAATTTATCGGTATCGGGGAGCGAGGCGATTAAACCTCGCCCCCCTTGATAAATTATGCTATTACATCCTCTACGAAATATCCAGCTACATTACAGACCAATTTTTCGTCTTGACAAATTTCGGTTTCAACGACTTCGGCCTTTTCCGCTTGCTCTCTCCAAGTGCGAACACCCCAAGGGATATGCGCGGCATTGGCGGCGCGGAATATATAACCGGCGGTCACTTCGTCAATGGCCGCGTTAGTCGTGACGTATAAAAGCACTACGTGATTACCCCAGACATCGGTTAAGGTTTGAGTGGCATTGCCCTCTTTATTGGTATTTTTGACTGCTTTGGGAATTAAAACTTTCATATTCCAAAGCATCTGCGGCAAATCGCCGTCCACCAATAAATTGGCGTGAGTGTATTTAATCAAATCACGAATCGTGCTGTCTTTTTTCATGACCTTAGCTACAGCCGACGGAATGATAATTATGTTCGGCTCTAATCCGCCAGTCCCTTTGCGTACCGCTTCTTTTCCGGTATCGAGAGTTGCTTCGATGCCATAAGTTGTTCCGCCGTCGAAGCTGGCGTTATTCCATTGCTGAGTGCCTGATCGTTGCACGCGATTGGTTGAAGCCCAATTCGCTTGCGTGGTTAAAAGGGATGCAACCCTGATTTCTTGATCAAGCGTTAAAATATCTTTTAGTCTGCGAGTTTTTGACGCGCGCAAATTAATGACGCTGTCCGCATTAGCTAATTGCCTATCGGTTACTTGAACATTTAAAGCGTACTCCTCAGCCGAATAAGTGTTGGTGCTGATGTTAAATCCGATCCTCTTGGATTTTGTGCCGTCAGCTCTCATTGTGCTGTCCGGGATTCGGAATGCGTCGCCTTTGTTCCATTCGTAATATTTATCGCTCTCTTTTTTGACAGTCACAATCGGAAAGATATTTTCGGCGATCATACCTGCGGGATGATAACCTAAGGCGATATTAGACAATGCCGCGTCAATGTGAACTTCATTTACTTTTGGCATATGTGTGCGTTATTTAAGTTAAATTAATTTAATGCGATCAAATAATCGCATTTTTCCAGTAACTAATGGGTCAATAACATCGGTCTGATTAGCACGCTGATAATATCGCCAGCTGAACCAGCGGCTTCCAGCGCTATAGCGATGATATGTTCAGTTGATGCAGTCGTGCCGGTCCAAGTTGAACTGATTGCCGGAGCAGTAGCCAATCTGCCAGTCGTAACTACACCTACCAAATAATCGCCTTTGCTAATCGCGGCATTAGCCACTCCCTTTGAAACGCCAACAATGCAAACATTGACTGCTTGACCGATCGCGCTGACGGTATTTTGAATAATGCCCAGCGGCTTATCATTGGCGCCATCCGGTAAATCCACTTCTCCGGCATTCGTGCCGAGTTCTACCACGACATATTTTTCTGCCATGACGTTCTCGGCTACAAATGGAGTTTCTAATAATTTAATTTCATGAGCCATATAGATGGTGAGTTAAAATAAATTAATGAATCGGCTATTTTTTAGCTAATTCTTTTTCGGCCATTTCGAGCGCTTTTTCGTAAGTCAGCTCTTTATCGCTGGTCTGCAATTCCTTTGCTTTTTTATCCAGCTCAAAGGATGACTGGTCCACGCCTGTTGGCGCGGTCGCGTTGTTGTCGCCGGCGTTAGAACTACCCAGTTCCCCGAATAGTTTAGCGGTCGGCAGACCGTCAACGATTTCAAAGAATTTAGCTTCCTGATCCTCACTTAATGATGCCGCGAAAGCGACAACTTTTTCTTTAAGCGTGGCAGGTAATCTGCCTTTATCTTTGTTGGTTTCATTATAAATTAATTCGTTAACCTTTTCAGTAAGTTTCATTTTTTTGACTTCGGCCATGGCCTGAACGCCTTGATTGGCTTTGTCCTGTAAATCTTTAATTTCGATTTCGCTCATTTCATTAGCCTTTTTTGCCGGCGTTTCGGCCATGCAAACCATCTTGCCGTTAACCATTTTCATTTTGCCTTTTGAACCATCGCCCATAGTGCAAACATCGCCCTCTTTGAAAGTTTCCGCCGGTTTTAATTCGGTGAACTTAGCTTTGTCGTCCTCGCTCAATTCAGAGAAATGAGAAGTAATAAAGGATTTCTCGTCATTGTCTAAATCGGCAAGGCTTTTTTTGATCAATTCATTTAATTGCATATCTTTTTCGTCATTAGTAATTAAATCATGCTCAGACAAAACGACTGGCTCCAGTTTTTTAAAATATGGCCTGTTAGTCAGCGCTCCGCCTACGAGCACGTTATTATAAGTCTTGCGAGATTCCGGGTCCTCGTACGCAAAGTAGAACTCAGGTGAAAAGAAGCGATAAATCGCATCCTTAATCAACTGTTGACCTTTAATGTTCCACTCCACTATGGCGAAGAGTCCCTCACTACCTCGGTTTTTTAATTTTTTAATCCAGCCGACCGCGCCGGCGCTTGACCGATGTTCCTCATCTATCGGCAAACCGATAGTGCTGGAGTGCGCGCGCAAGTCTTTTTTAAAATTTTTAATAAATTCATCCTGGGTTTTATCATTAATTTCTACCATGCCATATATCGGATGATCCCACTTGCCAGGTTTTAAAATCTGTATTTCGCTTTGGCCGTCATCATTAAATTTCAAATTAAGCGGCAATAAAATTCTAAACAGCGCCTCGCTCGCTTTGGCGCTTGTTTTTTTAGTCCGAACCTCGCCGGCATGCGATTTGCCATCTTTATCATAGCAAATATGCATGTATTTATTGCCCTCTAAATTTTTTGTTATAACGCGGCCGCCATTGGCAACGCATTTTGTGAAATTTGCTGGCATAAGATAATAAAAACGCCAAGGTTATTATGCCCTGGCGTTTTTGAGTTCGTTTCGCATATCCCCATGCAAGCCGCTTAACGATTACCATGGACAAAATAACCGCTTCGGCGGCCTCGAGGTTCCGCCAAAACGCTGTCCATGGCGTTTATTGTTAATTTACGATTTTATTAAAGTCAACATTTTTATCGGCATTTTGCTTCTGTATTAATTCTAACATATCTTTGTCATACTTGGCAATAGTGCCATCCTCTACCTCTCGCAAATAATCAGCTCGCTTAATTATACATTGGCTTAAATGGCCTATTTCAATATCGGTATCCACATAAACTTTAAGCCCGGCGGCCTGGGCGGCTTTGCAGAAATTAAAATCCTCGCCGCATTTATTGAAATAAAAAAACGGATATGTCATTTTCTTAAAAACCTCAATCTTAATCAAAATAATTCCGAATCCGATGCTATCAGTTACCATTAAACCTTTGTCGGCTACATCTGCGAATATCATTGATTCCTTATCGATGGCGTTGGGGTTATTTACGAAAATGCAAGGGTAGTGCGGCGATGTCCGCTTGTAGGCGCGCACGCCAACGACGTCCTTTTGATATAAAAGCAAGCGATGGATTACGTCTTTATCAAAAGTGTGATCGCTGTCTATCATAGCCAGGTGAGTGTAACCCTCATCAATGGCTTGCTTGGCCAAGGCGTTCCGGGCTTCGTGAGTGATCATCCGCGCGATTGGCTGGATGCCCCAATTGCTCGATTCCTTTTGTGATGACATGAACATCGCTAAATGCAGAAAACTTTTGAAAGGGCTTTCGCCGGTCAAGTCCTCAATGATCCCATTATTCGGCAAGCCGATTAAAACTTTGGCATCGCTCCATATCTGCGCGCATTTTTCCTGCCATTGTTTTTCCTCATCAGTCGCATCTTTTCTGAATATTGTTTTTATTTTATTCAACATTATTTTAATTTATCGATTACATTTTTCATTCGCGCAATCTCTTTTTTGTGTCCCTTTTGCCGGTCTGGATATTTGTCTTCGCTTTCGTATGTCTTTAATTTTTGCTCGCGCTCGGCAATCTGTTTTTTGTATTCCTCTTTTATGGCATCAGCGGCAAGGCTGGCTTTGGTTACTTGCGGATTTTTTAATTGCTTAAAATTATTAACGCCCTCATAATCTTTTAATAGCGATTTTGGTATTCCGGTTATGGCCGGCAGTTCGGCTTCGTCTTTTAAAATCTCAACCCACATGCCACGGCAGTTCGAATGGAATATATCCTCGCCGACGATCGGATCATTAATCGTTACCACACGGCCATCCATGCTCATGCAGAACATGCAGGTGCGGTCATCAAGCAATTCCGAACGTTGAAATGCGTAAATTTTGCCTTTATTACTAAATTGCGTCAGTCGACGGCCCTGATTAAACGATCCGCCGGTTATAATTGATGCGGTCGTCTGGCTTAATTCGATTATTGCCTGATCCATAGTCTTGCCTACACGCGCGATGACTTCTACCGCCGTGGCTTTTTTGGCCATGCTATCTAAGGCCGCCATCTTAGTTTTTGTTAAAACTTTTATTTCGTGATCATCCACCATCACCGAGGCCTGGGCTCTTAATCTTTCCATCTCATCCTTAGGATTAGCTGGCGGCGTTACTTTCATTTCAGCGGCCACGCCATTTTTTCCGAAGTTATATAATTCTTTCATTTTATTATAAACCTCATCTTTATATTTTCCGCTATATTTTAATCCTATAGTTTGAATGGCTTTGTAATTCTTATTTTTTACAGCCGCGTTAAATTGTTTTAAAAGTTCGCTTTTTTCATCAATCAATGCGCCTTTTAATAATTTTTCAAATTCTTTTTCCTGTTTGTCCATCTCGTTTTTAATGTTGCCGAAATTTACTTTTTTTTCTGCGGCTGTATATTTTCGCCATGGCTTAAACTCATCGCTAAGTTGTCTTAAATTTTTTTTTTGACCAGATTCGCTGGCTTCTAAATCTTTCAAATCTTGTTTTCGCTCAACTAATAAATCTTTTATGTCGGCCAACCGGTCCTTAATGATTTTTTGTTCACGTGGTTTGTCGGTTTTATCCAGTTGATCTTGTAATCTTTCAATGCGCAACATATCCCGGTCGATTCGTTTGCTCAATCTGGTTTTTCTCAATTCCATTTTCCTTTGTTTAATGTCTTTTTTAATGTTTCCTTTCGCTTGACTCGCGCGTTCTTTTTCCGCTTTGATTCCCTCACGGCCGGATTTAATCATAGTTTTGATTTCGTCTATCTTAGATGCGATCGCTTTGTTAAATTCCTTTTTTACGCGTTTATTCTCGATTGATTTGGTTTTTTGCTTATAGCGGTCAATTACTGCCTTTAACTCATCAATTCGCCTCTTAGCGTCAATTATGGCTGTCTGGGCCTCGCTGGCGCCCTCGATGTCGTCCGGTTTAGCCGTTGTGCCGTATTTTTTCTTGAGCGCATCGCTTATTTTCTTTTTAGTCGCTTCGTCGAGGTGCTGTCCTTTGGCTACAAATATTAATCTAAAATCATTAAATTCCTCTATCATCTGCAATTCGTCCTCTTTATTTTCAGTCATGGCCGCTTGTTGAATTTCATTATCTGATTGGCCGCCCTCACCGGCGATTTCAATGCTTAACAATTCAAGTTCGCTTTCTAACTGCTCGGTTTTTTCGTCGTCTGAATCTTTTTCCTGCTCCTCTGGCAAATCAAGTTCCTTGCGGATATAGCGATCTAAATCATCATCGGTTTTTATAATGCTCGCGCCAACCAGCGTATTTATCATTGTGGCAAATTGAACCTTATCGATCGCTCCAATGTCATCCACTTTTAATTGCGGATAATCTTGCGTTCCCGGCCAGTTAATATCCACCAGTTGTTTAATCGCATATTTATTAATCACATCTAAAATATTTTTAGCGACTGCCTGTAAACTGTCATAAAAAAAGCTGGACTGATCCTTACTTAAAGCAAAACTTCCTTTGTCATTCGCTCCCAGCATTAAAAATTGAGCCAGCACATTTAAAGCAATCTGCCGATTATGGTATTCGATGCTATTTTTTGGATCGCGCGTTTTGCCGGCCCCCATATCTAAAAATCCCACTTCATAACCATCCGGGTAAACTACATATGCTTTTTCATTGGCGCGTAAATTCTTAACAATAGTTATTGCATTAGCTTTATCTTTATTATTCGCTCCGGCCGGAGTTTTGCAATATGGCACGCCTAAGCCTTGCCGCTCGAAAGCCATGGCGTCTATCTGCTCGAAAATATCTTTAAAAAACCAATTCTTGTAAGCGGAACGCAAAATGCTGATACCCTCCCAGTTATCGCCCTCTTTTTCATTTACGAAAATCAATAATTTTTCCATCGGTATTTCGACAGTATTGCGGTTATTGGTTAATTGCCTAATGCCGTCATCCTTGCCGTCATTAATTTTCCATGCCTGAATGGTGCGCGGATGGCGCGGCGCAAACTTCCGCCAGCCGATATAAGTTTTATTTTTATAAATCACGTTATCATATACTTTTTCAAAAACAAATACGCCGTAATCAATCATCAGCAATGCTTGGCGCAGGAAGTCATCCCAGGTTATATTCATGCCCTCTTTTAAATTATATTCGATAAATTCCGCTTGTTCTTGCTGGAGTTTATCCTTTCCAGCCGGCTCCATATACCAATTGGCCGAGCGGAGCGGCAATTTTAAAACGCGCAAAGTTGCCGCGATGGTTGCATCGCCTTTGCGCATTTTATCGTAAATCGTATATTTTGCGAGTCCGCTTAAGTCGTAATTATACTCTTCGCCGCTTATCATGCCGCCGTACATGGTTGTGCCCGTGTCGCCCAGTTCCTCAAGCGTTGGCGCGGTTGGCTTCTCTTTAAAAAATAATCCTGCGATGTTTTTTAATTCCATATTTTTTTAAAATTGACGTCGATAAATTTGGCTGTCCTCAAGGCCGAGTTCCTCGGGCGTATAATCGCTTATGTCGGCGAATACTATTTTAATGCCTTTGTGAGCGAGACCAATTGACCAGAAGCTGTCGCCGTGGCCCTCGGGAGTTTCGACCGCTTGTAAATCATTGGTAACTACCAATAATTGTCTAATCATGCGCCCATCGTTTTGCAATTCGATGTATTTTTGGTTAACGCTTTTTTCAAAGTCTGTCGCCATGGCGAATTTGTCCTTGCTGGTAAACGTTTCGAGCATTATTTCCGGCGGCAATTCCTTGCGCTCCTCAAGCATGGTCAGTTCGCCGCGCGTATTATCAGCGAAAACTTTGTCTATTTTAAAATTTTTAATTGCTTGTTTAATATAACTAAGTTGTGTCGGCTTGTCCGGATTAAATTGCTCATCGTCATTGCCGGCATAATCCCAGCTATCGAAAAATGATTGATGTATTTGTACGGCTTTTTTAATGCCATTGACTATTTTGATTTGAAAAACCGTAAAATGCGCCGGATGCCGCTTTTTGCCTAAATCCCAGCCGCCTATCGTATCGTATTTTTCCGGCCCTTGTATTATATCAAATATTGACAAGTTCTGCAATTCGGGGTTTACCACTTCGTTGATTTCCTCTTCGGTAAAAAAGCTATTCTCGGCATAAACCGGCGAACAAAGATATTCTTGATTGTAAATTCTCTTACCGCGAATTAATTTTCTTTGTTGTAATTCCTGCCAGTTCATATGTTCCGGCCATAAGGCTATTTTATTTTTTTGGTCTTTTTCCGCCGATTGAATTATAACAGCAAATTTTTGTTGCATCTCTTTATCAAAGAAAAAATCAGCGTTTGTTTGCGGCGTACCTACGATTTTACAAAATCCGCCCTTAAACGGCATATCCAATATTTGTGTTTTAACGACTGAATTTATTTTATAAATTTTTGTTAAAATCAGTTTGTTGTCCGGGTCCTGGAATGGATCATCAATATAAACTCCATGGCAATGAATGCCTCTCTTAAATGACAATAAACCGTGTGGATGTAGCGTAGTGAATGTCTTGCCTTTATCCCACGAGTATTTAATGATGCCCTCGGCGGTTTGCTTAAAATCACGGCAGTCTTGAAAATATGGATTATTTTTAATTAAATCTTTTATTTTATAAACATGATAAGCGGCCATGCTGTCCTGGTAACTAAAATAATGATATTCGCTGTTCTCGAATGGATATTTTATTAATCGCCACATGAAATCGGCGTATAATGACGTCGATTTAAAATGATCTTTTGCCGAGACGCGCATAAGCCAATCATTCGCGTTCATCCAGTCGCAAAGTTCATTAATAAAAGAACCTCTTATAAAACGTGGATACGATAAGCTAAAAATATCATTGACGAATAACTTAAAATCATCCATTGCCAATGTCAATTTTTTTGTTATCTGTTCGTTTATTTTTGGCATCGGTTATTATTTTTAAAATCTCGGCGATGTTAGTTATTTCAAGTTTGGCCGATCCAAGTTTGCGCTCGAATACTCCCATGTCAAATTGCAAATTTAAAATATCTTTGTAATGTTTTACCATATTGCTCAGCGCGATTGTTCGCACCATATCGCTCGGCGAGCTCTTGGTTATTTTTAAAAGTTCGCTCTCTACATATTTAACGAAATCCTCAAATTTCGCAATGGCTGTATGCGCGACAGCGGTATTATATCGATTGGCTCTTTCGTTTCTGATTTTTTTTAGTAAAGT